ACTTTTTTTGACCTTCAATTTGTGTCTTGACAAAATCATAAATTAATTCAGAACGAACTTTTAATGCTCCGCTTGCTTCGGCACTTAGACCAGGAGACTCTTTAATCTTGGTTTGCTCTTCATTGATACGCCTATAAAGAGTAGACATTCTGTCACGAAATTCTTCTTTAGTTGTTATTTCAGCCATTAGCCAAGTCCTTTAATTACGCTGTCAAAAATGTTTGTAAGACTTAATGCGCCCATTGCTTGAGCCTCTTCAGGTGCAGCACCCATCACAGCCTCTTCAGCGGCAACAGAAGCAGTAGGTGCACTAGCGCCGCCACCACCCTCAACCATTTCTTTCTGGTTGTAAGACTTGATAAACTTTTCAACTTCGGAATCAGACAACTGACGACCAAGCACAGTACCCGCAGCATTTTTAAACACAGCCCGTAAATCTTCTTTAGCGGTAGTACGAATACGATTACCGCCATTAGCAACAGTCGGTAACTCTTTAGCCATGATGGTTGCTGCAACATCAATTGTGTATCCACGCCAGTTAGCCCAGTCAAGAGCATCTTGCATGGCAGACAAATCTCTAGAAGCAAAACCAGAAGGAGAAGGCTTAGAGCCCCCGTACAAACCAACCTGATACAGACGGTCAAGAAAGTTCTTGCGTTCTGTTACAGATTTAAATTGGGCAAGTTGGGCGTAGGCTTCATTGCCGTATTGCCCACGAGAAATAACACCACTTCTATCTACAAGACCCTGACCTATATATCCTTCTTTGGTGTATTCGGTTTCTTTGGGGATAGCAAAACCTGGGGCAACACTAACCGTTTTGCGGGGTTGAAGTTTTTGTGTTGGCAACAAAGCATTACCACCGCCACCCATGCTTATGGCAGGGGCTGTAGTTGCTGGTCTTGCTGTATTCGGGTCTGTTGTATTTTCTGCCATATTATTGCTCTACCTCGTAAGAAAGAAGTCTGTCATAGATTCTAGCGAACTCTGGGGTTTCCGTAGCAAGAGTACGACCCCACTGCGCAACCCACTCACGAAGAGGGGCAGCGGCGTTGGCTGAGTTGAACCCACCTTCAGCACCACCAGCACTGACATACTGAGCAACAGCCTCATCACGATACTTAAGATAAGTCTTTGTAGCGGTAGCAGTGTCGTTGTCATCCAATGACTTGTTGGTTAGCATTTCTTTCAACTGGGCAATCTTGCCTGGAAACTCACCAGGGTTGAACTGTGCCACAGCAGGGAAGCCAGGGTATTCCTTGTTGAGTTGGATACGCCAAGAACGCAACCAAGCGGATTGTTCAGAGGATGGGTTAGGTGGAAGTTGTTTGCGTAGTTCACGGAACTGGGCAGAAGCCGCTTTGTATTGGGCGGCTGCAACCATTTCTTTGTCGGTTAATCTACGGCGTTGACCCTTTTTAAGTTGGCGTGACCATACTTCAAACGAGAAGTCATCTCCGCCTTCAGCCATGAAACCAGCAACATCTGGATAGGATTTCATGATGCCACCGTTACGGCGTTCCCAGTCACCGAACTCTTCAGATGCTTCTAATCCACCAGATACAGATTCGGTTTTGTTAGACAAGTAGAGCAGAGCGTCGTTGCCGTAGATTTCAAGGAACCTTTTAACGGATGTGTCGTAGTTTTCTGACTGCAACTTTTGGAACTCTTTAACAAGTTGGGTTGCATAAACATCGCCAACTTTTGTGCTGACGGTGAACTCTGCTGATGGGCTGGTGGGTCCAACGAACTGTCCAAGTGTACGCAAGCCTGTAATAATGCGGGCTTTGTTGCGGGCATCGGCAAACATCCTGGTTTTTTCTGCTTCGTCTGTTAGGTCGTATTCGCCAGTAGTTGACAACACACGAATTGTTTCCATATATGTATTACCGTATATGGTTTCAAGGTTCATGGTGTCACCACGAACAACTTGTTCTAATTGGGAAACCCACTTAGGAGCAAGAGGAACACCCGATGTCCTACCGTAAGGCAAAAGCATGCTTACTATCCAATCGGTCCTAGGTGTGTCTGGAATAATTTCTGATGCTGCTGCTTGTAGCACTGGACCAATGCCAGGGTTAAAGTTAAAGCCAAGAGACAAACCTTTAACTGGCGCTTGTAGTGGTGCAGCAACGCCAGTCAGAAGTTGGGTGAGGGAACCTGAACCTGGGAAGTTGAAACTGTATGTGCCAGTAGTTGCGTCTTGGTAGAAGAAACCTTGTCCTTCTTGACCGCCAACAATTCCCATGTCTGCTTTGCGTCCACCTTCAAATATGAGTTGGGCACGACGGATACGGGTTGGGTCTTCAATGGCGATACGGGCGTATGAACCAAGAACTTCTGTCCATGCTGTACCGAATGGAACAACAATGCGTAAAATATCTTGGAGGTTGTTGCGCTCAGTTGCGTTAAACAATGTTTCTTTTGTTGACTTAAGTGCTACAGCCTTAGCGTAGTTGTCTAGTTCTTCAAGTGTGCCAGTTGCGTCAGAAGACGATGCTGCTATTTCTTTAAGTTTCTTAATGGTTTCTTTGTCGCCAACATAGTTGTCTGCTTTGATACCAAGTTCGGAAACCATCTCACCGATGCGGTCAAGAAGTTTTTGTGCTTCTTCGGGTGCAAGAAGTTCAGCACTGCTTGCTACTTCACGATAGTAAAACTGGCGGAACACTGGAGAGCGTTCAAGTTTTTGCGTGACAGTTCCAAACAAATCTTTAAAGATTTTATCTGTGAAATGGTTTTTAACATCAATTGCTTTTTTAGCAAGAGGGTCTGCACCTTGGGAGGTGCCACGCTCTGCTCGTTTGACCACTTCAGCAAGTTTTCCTTCAACACCTTTTTGGTCAATTAAAGTACGGAGGCGGGATGAACCTAGACCGCTATCAAGGAACGCCGAACCAGGATGCACTTCTTGTACTTTGATTACGGATGAAGATTTATTAAGTACAATACCTTCTTTATTTCCTCCAAGACTTACGATTGAACCAACATCTCCTTCTCCAGAAATGAGGTCATAAATTTCATTTTTGTTTTTGGTTCCGTATAGTTTTCCATTTTCAAGAATAAACTCTTCTGGACGGACAGCAGTAAAGGTTCCGTCCATATCTGGGATGGTAACTGGAACCCTGTTGTGGGCTGCAACAATTCGGAGTTCGTTATCTCCACGAACAATGGTGTTTATTTTTGTTGATGAAAGTTTCTGCACCCATGCAGCCATTGTTTCATCGGTAATTGATTCAGCGGGGAACCTTACATAACCGTAATCACCAGTTTTAGGGTCAACTAATTTTACACCTTGACTAAAGTATTCAACAAGTTTCTTGCGTTCTTGGGCTGCGGCTGGTGATTTAAGCCACTCTGTTATTGATAGTAAAGAATCTGCTTCGGTTTCTCCAGAAGCAATTAATTTAGAAATTTTGCCGTTAATAGGGTCGGTGTGAAGCAAGCGTAAGTTATCTACATACCCAGTTGTGTGTGCTACTGCGTCAGCGGAACGACTTATTGCTGACCAATTACCATTCAACAAGTTTCTTTCTTGGGCTGCAATAGGGTCTTTGATGTGTTGATGGATACCAAAAGTCATTGCGTCAGCAAATTCTTTTTGTTCTTGTATCCAATCATCTGCGTTAATTTCAAAGTCTTTACCAAGCACATCAGCAAAACCTTTGCCACGCTTAATAGACCACATGATGTAGTCACGAGGGTGGTTAAAGAAACCGTCAAGACCTGTCATGGCTATACGCACTTGGGCATCAGCCATGTTACGCATTAGATACCCACCAGTTGCAAGAGACAACGGTTTCCAGATGTCGTTCTGAATAAACTCTGCAATAGTTAAAAGTCCACGCTGGTCGCCAGCCTTATTTGCTGTAGCGAACTTCATTGCACCAGCAAGACGACGCACTTGACGGAAATTAGGCAACACAAACATTTCGTCTGCTAATTCTTGCAAGGCACCTGGACCTTGGAATACCAAATTGCCCCACTGGTCAGCATTAAATTCTGAAAGAACACTGTCTGGGATGTCTTTGCGCATCATTTGGAAAGCGCCGCCATCGGTGACAACACCTGCTTCGTCAATGGTGTATGTGCGGGCTTTGGTTAATTCTGCTTTTGATTCTTCAATTATTTTTGCAAGAACAGTTTTTGCATCTTCGCTTCTGCCACCAGCAGACATAAATACTGTGTCAAATGCTAAACTAAAAGCATCATGCACTTGGTCACGGGCAAGGGACGGGTTGGTTTGTGAGTATGCCTTAACAACTTGATTCATAACATTGTTGTATTGTTCGGTGTTTTGTTTTATACCAGCACCAATCAAATAGTTAGAGTATGTGCGGATTGATGTGGAACGGTCAATGCCTGTACCACCAACAACTACTGTTGATTTGGGTATTGAAGTAAACCATCTACTGTTGCGGATACTGCGGTATAGAGGGACCCGTTCTGTAAGGTCATCAATAACAGAACCAAGTTCGTTAGTAGCCCCAAACTTTTTAGCAATGTCGCCAGCAGTAGCCTTAGCAAGACTGAAGTCACGAATATCTTTTGGAAGCATCAAATCTTCAGGGTTCATTTTTAACCGTGCCGAGGCTTGACCAAGCAAACCTTTAACCTTGTCAACACTGTCAGCCATCGCAAATTTTTGTGCAATCTCAGGGCTAATGTTGTCGCCAAATTCCGTAATAATGTCTAGTGCTTTAAGATGAACACTTTTTGTCCCGTCGGCACCAATAGCAGCAAGACGCTCCGTGAGGCGTACTGCTCGTGGGTCTTGAGTAACAAATTGATTAAATTTAGAACCATCAAATGCTGCGGTTTCTGCTTTTGTTAAACCAGCCGCACCTTGATAAGCCAACTTGTTTGCCGCCGACAATGCTTCTTCGCCAGCAAGAGCAGGGATAAGAGCGTTCTTTGTTTTGGCTGCCTTAAGTAAAGGACCAGCATATGTTGTTGGGTCTGTACCAATGTTAAATGCTGCATCAACAAAACCAGATAGCAAACTGTATGGTTTAGAACCTGGCTTAAATGCCATTTGTGCAGCACCACGACCAACAGTCCAAGCATGACCGTTAATTGTTCCACGAAACTCACGGGCTTTCTGAGCCTGGTTCTTCATTGCGTCTTCACCAATAAGAAAACCATTGCCATTGTCAATTGGTTTCTTAGTAATGGTGCCATCTGGATTCGTGACATCCATTGTCGCACCTTGAGATGCAGCAAGCATTGTGCCTAACTGTGTGGACCTAAAGAATCCATCCATGCCCGCAGGGTCGTTAGGAGAGAACGCTTCGGCAGCAAGGTTCTGTGCCACATCAGGTACCGCCTGTAACGCAGCAAATGACCAGCGTGAAACTGTTTTAAAGTTGTCCATAACATTGGACTGAAACCAAGATTTGTTTTTCTTTTTATTCGGGTCGTTCGTAGTTAAAGATTGTTTCGCAGCAGCAGGAGTGATAGCAGAAATGGCAGCGTCAGATGTCCCTTGTTTAGCCATAGCAAGAATAATGTTTGCTGGTATATACGGAGACTTCTTATATATCTCAGCAATGCGTTTAGCAACTACAGGGTCAGCAGATGTAGCAGTTTGTGATACTTGGTCTTTGTTGAATACTGCGTTGGCTACTAATTGTTCTTCGTAAACTGGGTCAAAAGGCGACAATGCCATGTTTAATATCCCTCTCGCACATACGAATCAAGCATGTCTGCGAGGTCATCGGATGGGAAAGCCTGGTATAAACCACGCAGTTCATTCAACACAGCGTCGGCAGCAACAGGGACAATGAACTCTCTGCCAGGTGTAGGTCCTGGACCGAATGATGCACCCGCAGTTACAGGTTCATTAGGTCGTTCTGTTGGACGGCTGAACGCACCAAGCCCACCAGGTTGTACCGCTGGTGCTTGAGGTGCTGTTGGCATCGCTGCTGATGGTGATGGAGCCATAGGCACTGCTGCTTGTGATGCAAGTTGTGCACCCGCTTGTCCGTATGGTTGTCCTTTTGCTGCCGTCTTAGCAATTTTTGTTGCTGGGTTACGCAGGTCTGACCTGTTTGGATATTCTTTTGCCATAGTTGGTTACCCTCCTAAACTATTAGCGAGACTTAAGACACCGCCAGGGCTGGATGGTTGTGCTGCTGATGCTGCACCTCCACCGAGTTGTGCAAGCATAGCGTCCATACCTTCAGGTGGTGGACCCATTGGCTGTTGTTCCATACCCATGCCTGGTGCTGATAAACCTGGCATTGTTTCTGGTGCACCAACTGGTGCTTGGGCAGCCTGTCGTTCTTGTGCTCGTTTTTGTGCAGCCATGATTGCTTGCGAAAGGCTCATCTTATTTGACTGTACCTGTGTAGCAATGTATGCAAGGTCGTCTGGTTGGTATGGACCGTTAGGGTCTGCTGCTTGTGTCTGGATAGAAGACAACAATGCTGCTTCAATACCTTCAGCAACCAGACGGTCCTTTTCTAGTTCTGGGTCTGAGATGAGAGGGTCTGCTTCACGGGCTGATTCTTTAGACATAAGTCCTGTACCAAGACGCTGACCAAGACCAACGATAAGGTTGTTTACATCTGAACCAGCGGCGGAGTAGGCAACATAATGGAAGTCTGTTTCCCATAGTTTGTTCGGTGTGTAATCTTTGATTCCACCACCCATACCTGGCATGAAGAATGACTTAGCGTTGGCACCCCAATATGCTTTTTCAATAGCGATAGCAATTTTATCTTCTTCAATCATGGATGATGCAAAGATTTCTTGTGCTTCTTGTACTCGGAAGTCTACGGTTGCCGCCAATACGCTGTCACCACGGCGACCTGTGCGGATGTTGGTTCCTGATTCTCCACCGAACTCTGCTGGGATTGCACCTTCAAGACGCTCTTGACGCTCTAAACGGTCTAGTGCTGAGTCTGTTTTATACCCAGGATTGGACTGTTGTATCTGAATGTCTCCACCTTTGACAACACCTAACTGCCCTGTTTTACCGTCAGCAATTTGGATAATCTCTGGGTTTTCTCCTGGTCGTGCTACAAGGTATTCATCTGGGAAGATGCCACGCTCAATAGCGATTTCAGTGAGGGCTTGTAAACGGGCACGGGTGTAGTACATACCAAGTAGACCATCAAATTGTCCGTGTGGTTTGTCAAGTGTGATGCGTTGAGGGACAATAACGAGTGGCATACCTGTGCGGTTGCTGACACGGGATAGTTCTACCGATGGTGAACCAAAGTACGCACTACCGCTGATAGGGTCACGCTCTTTTTCGTAGCCCATAACAAGGGTAACTACTTCAGTTTCGCATACATATTCCAATACGGTGAACATGTCATCTGGTTGTGGTTGTCCTACACGCAGTGTGCCGTTAATCATTGGACCAAAGTTTTGGGTTAGCCAAGCGTATGTGCGGCTATAAGAGAAAATACAATCCATTGGGACTGGGTTGTCAATGTCTGCGACGGGTGCAGGGAAGGTATCTAGTGGGTTGCGTAACTGCCACTCTGGGATTCGCTTATCAAAGTTAGGTTTGATGTAGATAGGTGAGTTGCTGTATGCAAGAAGGTGGCGTGCACGGCGACGCATCTTCATGTTCATACGGTTTTGGTCCCAGATAGAAAGCATTGCACGCTTACGGTCACGGGCTAACTGCATTGAACGGTCTGAACCTTCACGCAAAGCAGGGAAGTAAGGCACTGGCATGGTGCTTGATACACGCATAGACATCTGGTCAAGACCTTGTACCAGTAGGTTCGCTACAGAAGATTTAGTGTTGCGGTCTAATTCGTTTAGTGGAACAACCACATCGCCGTTAGCGAGTTGGCGTACCTGACGCATTTGGCTGAGAACAGGACCTTGGGCAGTAACACGCTGGCGGTAGAGGTCAACTATTTCTTCAACTGATTTCATGCGTGACCTTTAGTGTGACTCAAACAATGCAACGATAACATATTAGCCTTACTTAAGCCAGGATGGTCGCCATTGGCGGGGTGGTGGTTTGGATTCGGTGAGGTTCGGCAAGTTAAGTAGTGCCATCCATAGTGCCATAACAATGTCGGTGCCATGTTTCTTATCTCGTGACCATTTAGTTAACTCATCTGAAGCGGCAAGGGTCTTCCAGTTGCCCTTCATAGACGGTAGGCGTAGTGCGCCTGACCTGATAACTGCTGGCAGTAGTGCTTCAACACCTAGTGATTCGTCTAGTTTGTTTCGGCTTGTGGTGTGTGGTATCACATTGACTCGGTGTAGGGCTTGCCATTTGCGTACAAAGTCGTGCGCTAGAAGGAACCTTTGGGCTGCGTTGATTTCAACCACCCAGTGTGAGATGGGGTAGCCCATTTGGTATGAGCGTTCCTGCATCCTGTCCATCAGCCCTGAGTATTCACCTGTCATGGTGTCGTATCCAAGGACTTCTTCAGCGGATAGTTTGACTCGTTCTATGTCTACAACATGGTAAAGGTTTGTATTTGGCTGGTAGATAATCCAGACAAACGCCCAAAACATAGTAGGTGAGGGGTCTACAGCGACGATAGATACCCACGGGTGGGCTAAACCTTCAGGGATATACCCTGGTTGACGGTCACCATCTACACATCCTGGGTAGTCCACCCCATCTAGCCCCATGCCACCTGTTATCCAGGTGCGTTGTACCAGTTTAGAATCCAAGTCCAGGTCTTCTTGTTGATACACCACTTTGAACACATCTGGTTTGTTGTATTTAATGAAAGATAGGTCTTTCCATGGGAGACGCTTGGGGTCTAGTAGCGGTCCGTCTGGATACGGTAAAGATTTGAAAGAACGAGATTCTTTACCTGTGTCAAGGTCTTCATAATACGCTTGATAGACAATATGCCTGTACTTTTTTTGCCGTACTGGTACACCTTCAGATACATCTTCAGGGGTATGGACATCTGACCCATCGTAATTGATATCTTCTTCAATGTCGTATGTTTCTTTGGCGAGACAATGAGCGTAAAGGTCCCCCGAACCGAGTCTTTGCCCGACAACAGCCAGCAGCCCGCCTGGGTCGCAACGGGCTTCTGCCACTCCGTCCCATCTTTCCAAAAGTTTGTCCCTAGCCACGCTTTCTCTCGCATTGTCAGGTGAGGCAACATCGTCAAAGAGGCATAGGTCGGCTCGGTGCCCAATGAACTCTGCTTCAATTCCGTATGCACGGACAGTTGGCTCTTTGTTGTCCAAACCATTTCCGTCAAGTTGCTCCACGACGAACTCGTCGGCACGCCAAAGCGCCCCTTTGTCCACTGGTTTGAATCTTCCGTAGTCAATTGTTAAACATCCTTCTGCATCTATTGCTAATCCCTTTTGAACCATGCCTGGGTCTGGGAGAATTGGTGATACTCGTTCTAGGGTTTCACGGATACGGCGGGAATACATCTTCGCCATGTTTTGTGATACGGACCCAATCATGACTCGTACCCGTCGGTTGCGTACTATCGCCCACACAGCCACATCATGGAACAGGGTGGACTTGCCTGCTCCTGGTGGGACATTGATTACTACAAATTCTTTTTCTTCGGACTCCAACAGTTTTACAAGAGTTACAGCGGCTTCAACCTGCCACGGACTTGGCACTCGTCCTAGATAGCGGCGACGAAAGTAATCAAAATCTTCCAACCCCCGTAACGCTTCCTCGGAAAGCATGTCATGAGGGATAGCAGATGGCATATCAATGGCATCCATAAAGTTCATGTGTTGTAGTTCTTGGCGACCACCAGAACCAGCACCAGTTGCGGCTTTGTGAACAGCAGATTTGTGTCCTGCTTCTAGTTCTTTAGCCTTCTTAACCCATCTACTACCTGTGTTGTAGTGGATACCCGCCTCAGCGCAAGCGTCTTTAATGTTTCGTCCAGCGGAAATGAGAGCAAAGAATTTAACTTTGTCTTGTACTGGAACAATTCGTTTTGTTCCCATGTAGGTTTTATTCTACCACTTAACTTTGTCAGCCCAATACGCAGCAGACATTTTTCCTTTAGCAATGTTAGAAGCATGACGGTCTTTGAACGCTTTGTTGCGTGCAGACCCGTCAGGGGAACCCGACACACCTTGCTGTCCGAAGCGGATTAGTTTCACTTCGCTACCGACTTTGGCTACAACAACATGTGATTTAGTTGGATGCTTAGGAGTTGCTTTAGGTTTATTAAACCCAGATACTCCTGCCCGTTCTAGTCGTGGGTCCTTCTTTGCTGCCATTACTTTTTCTTTTTAGGAGCCATCACCATTTTTTTGCCTGTTTTCTTAGCCGCTGCTTTAGCGTCTTTCATTCCAGCGTCTGTGTATGGGAACTTCTTTTTTCCTACCTGTGGCATGTTACTTTCCTTTTTTGTTTCGGGATGCAGCCATGTTATCAACAAGATTCGGGTAAGGACGACCCGCCTTCTTAGCCCGTGCTTTCGCTGCTGTCTTTTGAGAGGAGGTAAGAGGAGTAGATTTCTTTTTAGGGTTTTCTTTTTCCCAAACAGGTTTTGATTTCATGTTGGAAACATTAACACCACCTGCTATGCTTCGTCGCACAAGTTCATTTCTCGCATGGCTGTATACCGTTTGCATGGTACGGGGCGTTTCACACCAGGTAACTGGGGTAGATGTTTCCTGCAATCAGACAAGACCGTTATGTAACTCTTAGTTTTGTTGTGTAAGAGAAACAAGCAGCGTGAACAACGACATATGTTCAACCTTTCAGGTGTCGGCTAAAAGAATTTGGCTACGGCGACCTTGGTATCAGTTTGATATCTAAACCGTGGGGGAGGCTAAGACCAGACTGTTAGTAATCCTGTTCCGCTAAAGCGGCTAACGCCCTTGGCTACGCCAGCGGTTGTTTGCAAAGAAGCAAGTAGTGAAGCCAGTCTCCAACTTCCAAGTCGGTGGATTTCTTTTTTCTTTCCCTGCCAACTTAAGCAGGTGGTCTTCCAGTTTGGAGACTCCTCCCTCCTCCCTCTGTGCAGAACCGTGCCTGCCAGTCACACTTCTACCAAAACCAGTAAAGTCCCGACACTTGCCAACCGTTTAACACCACGCAGAGTGACCAACCCCCACACACAGTGACACCCAACTGAACACCCAGCAAAAGAGTGGTTCTATATCTGTCCCAATACTCAATGTAACAGGGGGGGACAGGCTCGGCATAGCCCCAGTTCGCAAAATACTTGCACACCACAACTAACTAAATGATTACTTGCACCCTGCAACTACCTACAGGAAGGTAGGCAACCACCCACCCCCACCCCACAGAGTCTCTTCACACAACGGGGGTGCCTCTTCGTCTGCTAACAACAGGACCGCCTAGTGCTTGCTTTTGCTAGCGCCTTCGTTCCTCAGTTGCTCTCAGTGGTCAGTGGTTACTGTGTGCTTGCAGTAGTTAGCAGTCTGCTTGCAATGGTGGTGTGACGAATGTCACATAGAAATGACTTGACATCTGTTCGGTACTGTGTTACGCTTGATTTATCAAGGTGAAGCCCTAGAAATAGGAACACTGAGAGTGTGACAAAAGTCACATAGGAATAACTTGACAAAGTGTGCAACACTTGATAGAGTGATAACAACATAACGAAAGGGAAAATATGAACTACAAAGTAGTGTCAGCAACGACAGGGGAGACAGTCCACGAAGGGGACTACGCCTCATGCTTGAAAGCCCACGCAAAGTGGGAACGGGAACAGAGGACACTCTACCTAATCCAATTCAACGACTAGCCGAAATCCCGTAAGGGATAGCACAGAGATTATCTACTGTGCCTGATGATGGCAGATATCCAACAAGTCTGAAGGGGCTACAACAATGACAAGAAAACACTACAACGCCATAGCCAAAGTGCTAAGGCAAGAACTAGACAATGGGGCTATAAATACTAGGGAAACCATGTTGCTCTATGTCTCAATCTGTACCAATTTGGCAGTGACAATGAAGGCGGATAATCCCAACTTTTCAACTGACCGATTTCTAGATGCTTGTGGGGCGAACTAATGAAAATCACACTGGAAATAGAACAGAAGGACTTTCTGCCTGAGATATTAGGTTCCGCCTACACAACTTGGTCGTGGTGGCATGAAGAAACTTACGATGAGGGCTACGGATACGACAAGTACCCGACAGACAACGACCTACCATTCCTGACACTCGGTATCTGTGACCCTGACGATGAGGAAGAAGAACGGACTATCACTAAGAAACTTAGTGTGAACGATATCGCTAGGGGCTTCGTGAAGTCGGGCTATCAAAAGTGGACGGGGTTAGACTCAGGGTCTAGCGACTGGATTATGCAGTGCGCCTTCTTTGATAGCACCGAAGCGATTTACGGGTAGGGGATAGAG